TTAGCGTTGAAGTGCTCCGGTCAGACAGTTAAATGAGGACTTTTCCACGTTGCCGATACCGTCACGAACCAACATATATTCGGCAATCGGTTTGCCTATCGCGGCTTTGTTGTGTTTAGCGGACTTCAAGCCCGCCAAGGTATCGACGCACAAGCCCTTTTTATCGGCAAGCCATCGCGCATCGGCCATCGAGTTCACCGCGCCAATCCACCACACGGGCGATTGCTCGGTCACGGTTTTTGGTACTTCCTGACCACGTTGGAAAATCGAGTGCAGCACAAGTCCATATTGGCGACCTCCGCGCCACAATTCGCCCGCCTTACCTTTGAGTTTGCCGGACGTTTCCACGCAGCTGGCTAACTCTTCGATGATCACGTGCAGTTGGTCAGCGTCGCCGTTACCGACCGCCCACACTGCCGCGCTGAAAAATTCGAGTTCCTCACTACACGCGCCATCTTTGGGGATGTAGGCTAACTTGAACGACTTGCCTCGCTTGCGTGCCATCACCAAGGCTTTGACGAACGCCACACGAGAACTGGTTTCAAGGCATTGTTGACCGCGGAATTTTGCCCCCGCGTAGTTTCGATATGGGTCAAAAAAAACCGCTTGCGCGGCTTTTGGCACCAAACCCAAGTGCTTTACGGCGGAGGTTTTACCCCCGCCCGTGCCCGCCACGTAAATCACATGCCCGGCATCGTGTGACGGGTTCGAGTTGACCGGATTGGGGAATTTAAGCGGCGTCTTTTTCTTTTTGCTCACGCTGTTTTTTCTCCTCTATCGCTAATAGCTCTTTTTGGTATGCCATGGTTTTCTTGGCACTGTAGACCAGCGACAACACCGCCAGACCGAGCACCGCTTCTTCCATGTAATTGCCGAACATCGACGTGACCGTGTCACCATGCTTTTCAAGCACTGGCAACGCCGCATCAATCACCGCCGCTTTGCCTTTTTCGTCAAACTCAAAATCCACACCGGAAATAATCGTCGTGGCTTGCTCGGCAATGGTGAACAACACCGACAATGCGCCCTGAAACATCTCGCCCGCGGGTTTGCTGTCGTCGTTGGCGGCTTCGGTTGGTAAGTCGGTTAACTCGCTGACTTCGGTTTGTTCCAATCCGCTGATAACCGCGGAGAAGTCGCCCCAATCGTCCATATCTGGTTGGTTTTCAATTTCACCCTGCATTGACGGTTTCCCCTTGTTCGCTTTCTGGTTCGGTTGGCTGTTTGGTTGGCATCAGTTGACGGATTGCCCAAATCAACAAGGCAACAAACGCAATCCCCGCTAAGACTTTTTTCACTGGAAACGGTGACTTTTTAACGGGTTCAGGTTCGGTTGTTGGCTCGGTTTCAACGCTTGGCGTGTTAACCTGTTCAATTACTTCAACGCTAGGTGTATCAATGCTTGCAACGGTTTCGGCTACTGGCTCAACCGTTGGCAATTCGGCGTCAATTGTGACCGCGTCACTCATTTCCAGTTGTTCAACCGAGTCAACCATGTTGGATTCCACAAAGGCGTTAATGCTCTTGCTCATTGGGCTGTTGCCGCAGTTTGAGCACTTGTAATACAGCAGCCCTAAGTTGCGCCCGTTTTTGGTTGGCTCACCCTCGGCAATCAGCTTGCCTTCACCGACACGATGCACGGTTGAAGCGGTATGACAAACGGGGCACGAAACGTGCCCACGAATTGGGTTTGGATGTTTACTCATCGGCGGTCGCCTCGACACTTTCCAATTGCTGAATGTTGTCTTGCACACAACCGCGATATTTTTCACGCACGAATTGGGTTTGGATGTTTACTCATCGGCGGTCGCCTCGACACTTTCCAATTGCTGAATGTTGTCTTGCACACAACCGCGATATTTTTCACGCACCTTGTTATTGAGCTTGGTTAACTGCTCGATTTGCTGAAATAGCGTCGGATTTAACCCAAACGCTTCAAGCGAAAAGTTACCCGTCATGAGCATCTTGCTTGCACGTTTGATAATCGCGTTGGTGTCCATGTTTTTGAACTGACTCAGTTCGTTTTCCACGCTGGCGTTGAGTTTGTCGGCGGCATCAAGCGCCGCCATTGCTTGCTGACATTCTTTAAGGGATAGCATTTCCATTGTTTAAGCCTCGGCTAGTTCGTCGTCGGTATTCGGTTTTTTCTGAATCTGTTTGTTGACTTCTTTCATCCAGACCAGCAATAGACGCCAAAACACGCCGCCTTTGCTGCGCTTCACTTCGGCTTCCATTTCTTGGGTGATTTTGTCGATGGTGCTCATTGGGTTGTCCTTTTACCTAGTTGCTGAAATCGTTGTCGCAAGCAATATCCCAAACGGGTTAAATCAGTCGTAATGTGTTGTTTTGTAATTTGATTGAACAATATTGGTCGATGGAAACCGTCGCCCCATTCGCCAACGGCTCTAATAGGCATTTCACTCCCTCAAAGCTCCATCCGGTGAGCTTCTTCAACTCCGTAATGAGTGGGGAGTTACAGTTATTTTCAGTGCTCCAAGACGTCGCTCCGCGACTTTTTAAAAGACGCTTTACGTCTTTCGTTTGCACGAGCGAATAGCACTCGCTAGCGGTTTCGATGACTTGACCGCACCACTCAAAACCAATGATTTTTTTGATTGGCTCGCCGTAGTCGTTTTTGTTTTCTTTGTAAGCCAACTTCGCGCCCTTGGCTAACTGACAAAACAGCGCCCATTTTGATGAGTCTGCCGCTTGTCTCAGTTCTTCTAGCTGATCATCTTTTTGGGTTTGTTCGGCTGTCGCTCGGCGTAAACTGCGCCACAAAGACACAGGCTCGCCGCCAAATTGCTGAAACTGGCGAATGCGATGCACTGACGCCCAAGCGCGCACTTTAAATGCGCTTTCTTCGGCTTCAGTGTCTGGCATGTGTTTACCGTTGATGTTCTTCGAGACGTACTTGGCAATGTATGCCGTTGCGCCGCCCTTGCTTGGGTCGGCTTCTTTTACGTCAAAGCGTGGCGTGATGTCGTCGCCTAATTCCTCACGGTCTGGCGCAATCGCCTCACCGCGGAGAATACGAATGATGTTGGCTTTGTCTTTGTGAGAGCAAAACAAGAAATAGTGCGCGTGACTGGTTGCGTCTTTGTGTGGCTCGGCTACACGAAAGCCAAAGTATTCAATCTCTAACTTTGCCAACTTAGCGCGAGCAAGTGACCATTGGCGCATTAACTCGGCGTGTCCGTCTTTGACGCTTGAGCCATCCCACTTTGGAGAATTGCGGTGATAACGGCTTGGCAGTGTCCACGTAATGAAAAGCGCGGTGTATTCCAGTTCGTCGGCCAGTTCTTCAAAACCTCGTGAGCGAACCATCATTTCAATGCGGCGGTTCTCAGGGTTAGCAATGGTGCGCTTTGCCACTTCCTCTAATGGAAAGTGCTCGCCTGTTTCCTCGTTGTACACGCTCATCGACTTCATATACTTCTCGGATTCGCGTTGCTTGCGCTTCCAGTTACTAAAGGAAATCTCTGACACGTATTTGCTTTGATGGCCTTTATCACCCACACGGCTCATCGTGATTTGGGCGTATTCGATGTAGTCACCACGCAGACGCAGCAAACGACGTTCGACCCACTTTTCCGACTGCATTTTGAGTACCGCAGCCGTTAGCATTTGCTCTAACACTTCAACGTCTTTCACTTTGAAATTCACGTATGGCGGCTTGATGTGAATGGTCTTAAGTAATGCTTTTTGCTCAGAATAAACCGCGGCTAACGCCTCAACAAAAGAGGCGTAACCTTCGGCATTTAGGCTTGATAAAATCTCGGCGCATTGGTCGGCGTACTTCTCCGCGAACTTAGTCAGCGCGTCGTCACGCATCAAAATATTGTGCGTCAATGGCTCGCTATGCGCGCCCTTTCGACTGTCAACAAACGAGTAACGATTCTCGATATGGTGAGCGCACTTCAAACCAAATTTCACCGCGTCTTTGGCGGTTTTAATCACGTTTTCACGTGTGGCGTTTTGGCGCTGTGTGCGCGCCTCTACTTTACGGCGCACATCATTGCGAACTATCGCGGGTAAGCGTGGGAAAAATCGGCGTGAAAAGGCACTTTGATGAATGGCATCATTGGCGAACGTCTTGCCCGCCATCTTGATTTCTATGGCTTTGGTGTCGAAGTCCATGCATCCCCCTGATTAAAGGGAAGAATCCGCGCCCACTTGGGGCGCTTCATCTTGCTTGCGGATTTCGTGTAGTGGTTGGCCGTTGTTTTGCGCGCCAAGTGTCGCCATACGGTTAGCAGTAGTCGTAATATCGGCTAAGGTGTCGTTTTGTGCTTTGATGCAAGCGACAAGCGTCATTCCTTGGTAGAGCCAAAGCGAGGCTTCAACGGCTTCAAGCTCAAAACTATCGAAGTAGATATGAGTTCCGTTGTCTTGTGATGCAACAAGTTGGCGCTGATTGCGGCGCGATTTCCAGATACTAAGATTCATGCTACAACCCCCTGACGAAAACGTGTAGGAATGTAGGTCTGTTTCTTCTTAGGGAATTGCTCGGCGAACTTATCGCGTAATTCTGCGATTTTACGCAGAGATTTAGCCGTTTTGATTGGGTCTGGATTTGCACACCCTGCCATATCTGGGCAAGGTAAGTGGATTGGGTTTGAGATTATACGTTCCATGTTCATAGCCTCCGCAAGCTGTCTCTTTTTTGAACATGGCAACCGTAAACGAATTATTTTAAACGTACAAACGAGTTAAACTACTGAAATAGCACGTAAGATGCTCTACAATTTAACAATCTTGTTTCTTTTTTAAACAGTTACTAAATGAACTACACAAACATACTTTTAGACAGAGTAAAAGCTAAGTACGAACTGGGCTCAGACTACAAACTAGCTCAGAAACTTGGCGTTGGTCGTAGTCGCGTAGCCCATTGGCGCGCGGGTAGCTGTTCTATGGATTGGGAAATAGCCTTTAAAATCGCTGACTTACTGGAACTAGATGATCAAAATTTGGTGTTCGGTTTGATAGATGATAAGTACAATAACCCCCGCTTAATCAATGCCTTACAAGCAGGCGCCCCCGTCTAACCTATATTAACCCTTTCACATATAATGCGCACTGTAATAGTGGTTCCTGTGGACTTGCAATCACTAAAGCCAATCCGGCACAAGCCATTGAAATACCTGATAATCCAAGCCCATTAAACTTTTTTGCAATTCCTTCCCATACTGCTTTTATCTGCGGATTATCATTGCGATCAGCGTGACAACCCAACAATGCAATCTCAGGGTCTAAACCTGATTGCTCCGCAAGAAAAATTGCTTGTGTATCAGTCATATAACGCTTTCCTTTGCGGAAATCACTGATTCTTTGCGGCGGCACATTCATATCCGCTGCAATTTGTTTGTCTTGTACGTAACTTTGAGCCTTTTTGTAGGCATCTAATAGTTTGTTCTGATACATACCGCTTCCTCCGTTTCCGTCAGTTTAGCTTATCAATCACCATTTTTGGTGTCTTGCGCTAACCAATTTTGGTGATTACGCTAATAACCAAATTTGGTTATTTCAATCAGTATCAGACCGCCTAGCTCTGGGCGTTTGCCCTTGACGCTTTCGCGCTTGGCTTTGGCGGTCGCTCTCTCAACTAGTCAAGGTGGTTGATTATGGAACGCGACAAAACACTTGAACTGTTATGTATGTTAGCTGGGCTACTAGCTATCGCGTTTGTTTTCTATGGTCGCGCGAATTTCGATGCTCCTGCGAGCACTTACGCTCAAGTTCGTATCTGGATTGAAAAAGAGCCATCCGCTATTCCAATGCTTACCGAGTTCATGTCTGACGGCAAGCTTACACAAAACGAAGTTGATGAACTTCGTGTTTACGTTGAAGACGCACCAAAACGCACTCTTATTTCAAAAACGGTTGAGGCTCAATAATGCGTGAACTTGTTATTGATTTGGCATCAGGCAAACAGGAATGGATTGATTTTGTTCCTGTCCATTCTTGGGCTTCATGTGAGCACATTCCTGACAACTTATTCGATCATCGTTTTGAGTACGTCGACCACAGATTCACAACGCCTGAGGATTTCATTCCGTCGGCTGTGAAATCGGCAATGAGTGCGTCAATCTACTCACGCGACCTGTCAGATTTTATTGAGCGCCCTACTTCTAACCCTTGTTTGGATTTGCCGAAATCATTACACCGTAACGGCGACTTCGCTCGACACATGACACGCGCTTACACCGATATCCTTAATACACGTAACGCGTTGGAAGCCGTTCGCGCAGTTAACGAGGCTCACGACCGTTTGACTGAGCACGGCTACAGCTACGCAATGTCAGATGAGCAAATTACCAATTTAGCCAAGCGCAAATCACGCGACTTTTCTCGCGTATTAAGTGCAATTCCGCTTGAAGAATCACAAGCGCGTTTTGATAAAGCGTGTCAGCTTCTTGATTCATTAGGCTTGGCATTCTCACCTGAGCAAATTCAATACGCAGAAAACAACTGTGAACTTTTCGCATTGGTGAACCGTGCGCTTGATGAGCATTGGCTTGTTCGTCAACTGCGCCGTAAATGTGCTTACGAGGTTGAATGTGTTGCGCGTGATTTAGCGCTTGTTCAACGCCGTAAGCAAGTTTACTGCTCGGATTTTTCTCTAAGCCGTCAACGTGATCGCAATACGTCTAACCGTATCGCGCTAGAAAACACGATTGCTTACGATGAGGCTGACCCATCTAACTACTTCACACTCAGTGAGTTATCCGCTAAGTCGGTTTCTAACGCTGAGATTCGCCGCGCTGAAATGTTCGTTCGTCTGCGTGGCTTTGAGGAAATCGCTCAAGAATCGAGTCATGATGCGGTGTTCTTCACTGTGACGGCTCCGTCTCGTTTTCACTCTGTTTCTAAAGGCGACATCAACCCGAAATGGCTTGAGGCTGGCAAGCCTGACGCGAAAGCAGCTCACGCTTACCTAATGGGCGTTTGGGCGAATCTTCGTAAGTCGATTGATAAAAGCAAAATCAAGGTTTACGGGATGCGTATTGTTGAGCCTCACCAAGACGGTACGCCACATCACCACTTGTTGCTTTTCATGGAAAAATCCGCACGCAAGTTCGTGACGTCTGAGTTTCGTCGTCTCGCTATGGCTGACTCGCCAAACGAAAAAGGCGCAAAGAAAGCCCGTTTCAAAGCGGAAGTTATCGACTGGTCGCAAGGTTCAGCCGTTGGCTATGTCGCTAAATACCTGAGTAAAAACATCGACGGTCAGCACATTGATTCTGACAAAGGTTCGTCTTTGTCTGGCTCGGATGCGGCGGAACGTGTCGTGACTTGGGCGCGCGTGAATCAAATTCGTCAATTTCAATTTATTGGTGGTCCATCTGTCACGGTATGGCGTGAGCTTCGTCGTCTTCGTGATGAATTCAAAGAGGACGATGCTTTGTTTACAGATTTATCTCAAGACGAACACTTTCTATTAGAAAAGGTTCGCCGCTCTGCTGATGAGGGCGACTGGAAAGCGTTTTGTTACGCAATGGGCGGCGTGTTCGTTAAGCGCAAAGACCAACCAGTAAAAGCGGAATATTCCGTTTCAACCTCTATCGAAAAACTGATTGCTTCGGGCGGTGAATACTCATCGACTCGTTACGGCGATATGGCTCAAGCACGCTTGAATGGCTTGATGTTCCATAAGATTTTTATCGCGACTCGCTTCCGTACTTGGAAGACCGAGAACAAGCAACAATTCATCCGCGCTCAACAAGGCATCATGTCTAACGTGGTCGATTACTTCGACGCGCTAGAACGTGAAAAAGAATACGAGCGTATGTATGACGACCTTTACGAACAATACGAAAAGCACCTAGCGCTCTATGACGAAATGGAAGCGCTGTTGCTCACCGACCCTCAGGAAATTAATGCGTCGTGTTGGGTGGGCGCAGCCCCGCCCGACATGATGCATTAATTTCCCTTGGACTTGTGTCAATAACTGTCATTTCAATTTTCAACTAACCAACAACGTAAAAATAAGGGCAAAACACTATGAGAATGGAAGGTTTAATTCTAGATGTTTCGGACATCGTTCAAGAAACCAAAACAGACCGTAACGGCGAACAAAAGCAAAACGGCAAGCTGCGTCTCATCACGACCAACCCAACAGACACCATTGAAGTGCGTGTCTCTCCTGAACTATGGGAAAACGGCAAAGCAGGTGAACTGCTCAAGCGTTGTGTAGGTAATCGCATGATGTTTGATGTGGAACACAAGAAATTCAGCTTTGGTAACGATGAGGGTAAACACGTCTCTATCGACGGTTTCCACCTCTACGCCCTACCTCAACTTAACGAAAAGTAAGGGCTAAATCATGACCGAGACGCAATTTGCAGAGCTAATGGCTCGACTCGATAACTTTCAGTTGATGGTGTTCTTAGGCATTTGCTTCTTGTTAGTTGCGCTCGGTTGGATGGTCGGAGGGCAAAGATAAATGCTGTCAACAGAGTTCATGCTCGGCTGTTTTGGAACAGCATTTATCCTTGGCTTCTCGATTGGTTTCCACATTCTGGGATTCAAGAAAGCGGCTGAGGTTTCAACTTCTTCATAAACATAACATAGGAAATAAGACTATGGAAAAGCAAAACAAAGTACGCGCAGCAATGGCTAAGGCTGGCGCAGTAGTAACAGCAAAACGTGCGGCATTTGGTGGTGCACTTCTTATGGCGGCATCTGGCGCACATGCAGCATTGCCGGAACAGGCAGCGCAAGCCTTTACTAGTTTAGGGACTTTCGTTACTGACATGCTCACCTCAACTTGGGGTATCGCTGTTCCACTAACGGTTGGTTTCATCGGCATCAAGCTATTCAAGAAAGGGGCAAACAAAGCAACGTAATTCTAACGACTGCTTTATACACCCATTGGTCAACGCCTCCGAATGGGGGCGTTATTTTTCACGAGGAAGATTTACAAATGAACATTAAACAAAGCATAGCGTCACTGATTATTTTACTGGGTGTTTTGTTTAGTGCTTTTAGTGTAAGTGCCGCTCAACCAACGTATAAGGTTTCAGACGTTTCAGCTTATCCCGATTGTAAGTTGCTATTGGGTATGAGAGTTAACCCTGCCTCTTATGTCTCTTGTTATGAAAACAAGTTTGTTAACTACAAGGATTTTTCTACTAAGTCCTGCTATTTAAGGCATGGTAAATACGTTGTAGATATCATGTGTCACACAACCAGTGCTTCTTGGCCTCTTTATCGTGCAGCTGGATTCTTTCAAAATTCAGCTCAATGTCCTCCCGACCATGAAAAATTAGAAGACGGGTACGTCGTGTCGTGTGAACCCATCGTTCCTGCATGTGAGTTTGGCGAAAACCCTGACGGTACATGTATGGATGCCTGTCAGTTCAAACAGTCCATTAATGACACTCAATCACTTCATTGGTCGGCTTACGTTTACGGTGAACAAGTAACAGGGGCGTGTTTTGGCGATTTTGGTGCAACACGTTGTGAGGTCGAGCGTATCCCTAATGACAGTACGCTTTGTACTGATGTCGATTCGGGCGAATTTACCCAAAACACGCGATGTCACGGTAAGTTTCAATTCACAGGTAAGCAGTGTGATGGTGGTACGCTGTTTTGGGGTAAAGATGGCCCTGACACCCCTATTATTCCCGATGATCCAATTCACGACCCTGACGACCCAACGGGCGATATCGAAGACCCTAGCGTACTGCCTGACGACTCAACCAATACGGTTAATCCGCCGGATACAGGGGGTGTGCCAGATGTCGAAGACCCTGACACAGATGAATCGACCGATAAGGGCGTAGTCAACGCGATTAAAGGGCTCAACTCAGATGTGAATAAGGCGCTTCACGCGCTAAACGTCGACCTCAATCAATCGAGCGCTGATATTCAAAACCAAATCATTGCGCTCAATGCGTCGATGGTGACTAACACCCAAGCGATTCAAAAGCAGCAAATCAACGACAACAAGATTTACGAAAACACTAAGGCGCTGATTCAGCAAGCTAACGGTGACATCACAACGGCGATCAATCGAAACACCAACTCTGTTGGTGAGGTAGTTAAGGGGCTCGATGATTTGCAAACGACTAACGCTGATGGATTTGCAGAGCTATCGGACAAACTCGACGACCTCAAGCCTTGTGAGCCTACCGAGGAAAACAACTATTGTGAAAACCCTCATGGTTTAGGTTCGGATTATGTCGGTGATGTGCTGACTCAAGCGGATAAAGCCGTGTCCGGTGCGATGAATTCCTATGAAAAGACCGTGACCGATGCGGCTAACGATTTGATTGAGAAGAATCTGACGGCGGAATCTGAGGGGCATATTAATGCTGTATCGGATTCGTTTTTGAGTGTGTTACCTAAGCCTACGCCCTGCATGAATCTATCCTTGCCTACGCTTGGCGGTGGTCGCGCTTCTATCTCTTGTGAGTTTTCGCAGAAACTCAAAATGATCATCTCAATTCTGATTTACATCTACACGATTAAGACGCTTGTTGAAATCCTGCTAACTGAGGTCACGCCTGTACCAAGTAACAAGCCAGGTTCGGGGAGATATTACTAATGATTCAGCTATTACCAATTGTCAGTACCATTGGGACGGCGTTGCGCCTCCCAGCTCTGGTTGCCTTTATCTCTCAGATAGCGACCACGTTATTTGGTTGGTTCTTCATTGCGAAAGCACGAAACGTCACGATTAACTTGGTCATTTTAACGCTGCTAATCGGCTTGACCGTCACCCTCACCTTGGCGATTTACACCCTTGCAATGGGTCTGTCTTATGTTGCACCTCCAATGTGGTCACAAGCGGCGGGTATGTTCATCCCTAATAACGCCGTGCCTTGTGTGAGTGCGATTTACTCTGCGCGTCTGCTGCGCTGGGTGTGGGAATGGAAGTTCTACGCGATTGTGAGGGCGGCGTAATGGCATCGGTCTACTTTGTCACGGGTAAGCTCGGCTCAGGTAAAACACTAACGGCAGTCGGTAAGATTCGTGAGGCGTTTATGCGTGGTGTGCCTGTGGCGACAAACCTCGATATCAACTTGAAAGAAATGCTTGGACGCAACAAACGCAACACTCGCCTTTACCGTCTGCCGGACAAGCCTCAGGTAGAAGATTTGATGGTGATTGGCTCGGCAAACAAAAGCTATGACACCAAAAAAGACGGCTTGATCGTGCTCGATGAGTGCGGAACGTGGTTTAACTCGCGCACATGGAACGACAAGAATCGACAAAAGTTAATTGATCACCTTTTGCATATTCGAAAGCTTGGATGGGATGTCATTTTCATCGTTCAAGACATTTCGATTGTTGATAAGCAAGCGCGTCTCGCACTGGCTGAACACACCGTGTTTTGTCGTCGTTTAGACCGTCTTCAAGTCCCTATCGTCTCCACTGCGGTATCTGTTCTGACGCTCGGTCAACTCAAGTTGAAAATGCCTAAGTTGCACGTGGGAATCGTGAAGTATGGTGACAACGCGAACTCGCTCACCGTCGAGAAATGGATGCTCTGGGGCACGGACTTGTACAGCTCTTACGACACTAAGCAGATGTTTAGAAACAACTATGAGGACGGCGTTTATTCAGTATTGCCGCCCTACTATACCCACGGACGTTACACTGTCCCGTATACGTTGAGAAATATCATGCGCATTACGAAAATCTATCTCCGTAAATACTCCCGATTCAGTGTATTTGCGGCAGGTGTCGCCGTCTCGTTTGCGGTGTTCACCTTAGTTGGCACGCCGAACATGTCGACGGAACCCGAAACGGCTCAAGCCTCGGTGCCTCGTGAGTCATTGAGTGACTTGCTCGACGGCTATCGAATCGAATCTTCAATGAATCCCCCAAACGTTGCCCCGTCTTTTGTGTTGGTTAAGGACGATGCGCGTCTGTCGTCGTCGCAACTATACGCAAAAGGCTTTACGGCTCAATCTAACGGCTCTTGCTCCATTACGGTGAGTGGCAACGGTCAATCATTCAAAGTCATGTGCTAG